GGAGTGTTATCCACGACGTGTCCGAGATGTCCACGCACTCGTCATACACTCCCGGTCCAGCGGCGATCAGCACCGGGTTCGACGCGGACGGCGAGAGTGCATTCGCTGCCGCGACGGCGCTATTGGCAACGCATGCCTGCTGCTCCGTCGTGCAGTCTGTGTCACAGATCTCCTGGAACTGACACCCGCTCGGGCAGACGGTGAGGGTGCGTGACCCGAACCACGGACCCACGGCCGCCCCGTTCGGGTCGAGGTAGATGTTCCGGATGCGATGGTTCGGGTCGCCGATGTCCGAGACGCCATCCCTCACGGGTATCAGCGCGTTTGCATTCGTGAAGGTCCCGTTCGGGTCGTAGGCGCCGAGTTGCCACTTCTCGTCAAACGCGATTCCCAACACCAGGGGAACGCTGCCATTCGTCGTGAGCGCACCGCACCGCCCGCCGATCTCCCCGCACATGCCCTCGCCGGTTTTCTCCACGACGAGGTACAGGGCTTCGGCCCCGAAGGCCGGGTTGCAGGGCTGCGTCACGTCCGTGGATCCCTGGCAGATGCTCCACGTCGCCGGGTTGTTCGGGTCGGCGTAGACGCCGGAGAAGAAGCCTTCGATGGTGCGGAACGTCCACCGCCCGCTGAGGGTGAAGTTCTGCGCCTGGACGCCCTTGCGGGTCAGAGGGTTCTGGATTCCCCGGTCCTGGGCGAAGAGCCCCGTGGCGGGAAGGGCCACGAGCAGCAGCGCGACGAGGAACCGCCTCATGCGAAATCTCCCACTGGACCGCTGGGCACCATCCCCGCGTAGTCCGTGTCGAAATTGCCCATATCGATGGCCGCAGCCGTGAGGTGCAGGACTCCATCATTCGGCAGATCGGCGGTGAACGTGTGCTCCAGCGTCCCGTCGAAGTAGCACTCCACCTCCGAGGTCGAGTTGTAGAGAATCCGCACGGTGAACCAGGTGTCGTTCGCCGCACGCGCAAAGGTCGATGAGCTGGCCGGGGTCGAGTTGTCGTCCGTCGAAAACTTCCAGTTGGCCGCGGTGTCACGTTCGAGATACACGCCGCGGGTTGGCGTGACAGTCGAGGCCGCCACGTAGTTGATCAGGCCGAGGAATAGGGCCGTTCCGGCAGCCAGGGCCGAACCCCGACAGCGAAAGGTCACGTCGAGAGGAAGATCGGCGTTGTTGGGCTGAAAGGCCTGAATACTCTGGAACAGCCACTCTCCCGTGCCCCGGATGTAGTGCGCCCAATTTGCTGCACCCGTCATCCCCTCAAGGATTTCGTCTCCTGCGTTGCTGCCAGCGTAGTAGCGCCAGGCATGGTCCGTGCGCGACGTGGGGCCAACAAATCCTGCAACGATCAAGTCGGACGAGTATCCCGTCCTGCGGTTGAAGTGGTCGAACACGGCCCCGCGCGAAGCCCGACCGATCTCGGTGTTTAAGTAGTTCTGGTTGTCCCGCATCTGCTTGATGTCCGTCGAGCGGATCGGCTTGCCGGAATCCAGCAGGGGATCGGGGACTTCGGTGTACTCAGTAGGTGTGGCCATCTCTCACCAGTAGTGGTATCCGGGCTCCAGAGGCGACCCGACGAATCCGTTGTCGTCTCCGTAGTAGCCGTACTCCTTGTCATCAGCCGAGGCCGACGTGTAGTCGCTCAAGCCGTTCGGCGCGTAGAAGCCAATCCGGTTCGGCAGCGAGGCGTCGAGCATCTCGATGGAGAAGGTGTTGTCCTCGGACGCTCGCTTCAGAACTGCGTAGCACAGCGTTGGAGCGTCCGACCCGTGGGCATCCTGCAGAAGGGCCGTGGTGACGCGCACGATCTGACCGAGCTGGATGTCCTCGTCTTTGATCTCAAGCCGTGCCCGGATCCGCCTCTGACCGTTGCGGTACAGCCACAGCCAGTGCGCCGTGAAGTAGGCGGCGGAGAACGTGTCGTCGGCCGGGATCCATTGCGATAAGATCGCCTTGAGGCGCTTGTCGCCGTAGAGTTCCCGCTCCTCGCTGTCGATGTCGAGCTCGGCGCGGATCTTCTCGTAGTCCCCCGGGGAGTCCCCGGACTCGCCGGCTGGCAGCGAGTAGGCGATGAGCACACGGCTCAACCGCGTCTCGTCGTCGTCGTCGACCTCGATGGAGTCCTGGACGAAGTTCGCCTCGTCCGTCAGATCCGTGATCGTCTGCCCTGGAGGATTCGGGGCGAATACCTTGCCGGTGAGCTGCTGGGAGTCGTTGGTCCAGAGCATCAGCATGGTCAGCTCGCGGATCTCCTGCGCGAGTTGTTCGACATCCACCTGCTCCGTGACCGACCGCCGCAGGAGGGGCCCGTAGGGGACCGAGGTGTCGGACGGAAGCCACAGATCGCGCTCGGACTCCAGGGTCGCGGAGTCGACCTCAGAGGCCGTCAGGCCCGCGTAGCGGTACAGCTCGATGTCGATGTCGATGGGGTTCTTCCCGAGCGGGGTGTCCGTCGGGTCGGCTGCCTCTGTGCCGAACTCGGCGACCTCCCGGAAAGCGGTCCCGCCGGAGTGCTTCCGCGCCGAGGTGCCCCACCGGCCGCGCTGGACCGTCAGCGTGTTGCTGTCGAGGTCGCGCGCGGTGACGTTCACCTTCTCCGACGTGCCGTCCGGGTCGAGCTCCAGCGTGACCGTGAACGACCCGTCCGTCGGAGGCTCGGTGATCTCAGAGGCATCACCGACGAGAAGCGTCGTGTCGGCCGCCTTCGCCCCGCCCGTCAAGGTGTTCGTGTCGCTGATCTCCGCCGGGATACTCTTGCGGGTCAGCTGGAGACGGTTCGTGCACTCGATCACGCAGATCCGGTTGCGGGTCCTGACATCGCGGATGAGAAACTTGCCGCGGTCCTGGTAGTCGGACTCGGCGACGCCGGCCTCGACGAATCCGCGGCGACGGGTGAGATACCCCTCCGGGTTGGAGTAATTTCGATAAATCACACGGAACCGTCGCCAAAACGTGCCCTGGCCCGTCGCCGTGTTGACGAGCGCGCCCCTGGACTTCTGCCGCGGGTTCCACACCCCGGGCGAGGCGTCGTCCTCGAACTCGAACGAGGAGCGGTCGTTGACGGTGACGGCGTGCTCAACGTCGATCTCCTGCGCCGCCACGGGTATGCGAGTCACGAGCGGGAGGATCTGCATTCCCGGCACGGCCAGGGGGCGATCGCGGCGGCAGAAGTGGATCTCGCGCAGACCCTGGAGCTCCGGCGTCTCCTCCCACGTGTTTCCGGCGTTGAAGCCGTCCGGGTACTGACAGGTGGGCCGCGAGTAGAAGCATCGGGCTCCGTCGCCCTGGTCGGAGATGTTGCAGCGCGACACGCTGCCCGACACCGTTGCCGCATCCTCGGCCACGCGCTCGACGGACGGGAAACGGACCACCTCATCCTCGTTCGCCGGGTTCGCGTGGAGGTTCGCCCGCCACACCTCGACGTCTCCGATGTCGTCTCCAGCCGTGCGGATGATCTGAAACGTCGGGGCACCCGTGGCCGATCCGGTGAACAGGCAGTGGACGTAGAACCGCTGCCAGGTCGTCGTCACCGTTACCTGTTCGGTATTGCTCTCGGAGTCTGTGTCGTCGAGGATCTTCAGGGTGACCGTGTTCGTGCCCGTCGCCACTCGAAGGCACACGGAACCCGTGAACGCTGTTGAAGCTGCCAGATCGTCCGCCGTCTCCTGCTCGATGGCGTCGCCCGTCGCGCTGAACGAAACGGTATCCGCCGTCGTCGTGCCATCCGGGGCTGTGGCGCCGTCGGCCGCCACGGTCACGGAAGTCGCCGTCCATGCCGCGTTGCTGAAGTCGTCCGTGTACGTGAGGAGCTGCGGCAAGAGGGCCGCGTAGTGGTTCTGGCACTCCCGCACGGCGATGGTGACAAGGTCCTGCTGGGTGCGGACCAGGGCGTCTCGCTGCGTGGCGTAGCTCATGCCGAGACCGGCTCCCGGTAGGCTTCCTCGAACGGGATCTCGAAGGTGAGGCTTTGCCACGACCCGCCAACGGCGTTGCGCGGGGCTCCCTGATCGGCCGGGAGCTTGAGAAGGCGCGCGACAGCGAAGTCGGAGTCGGCCGTGTCGAGCACGAAGACCCATGGCTTGCGGAGCTTCGCGTACTCGACGAAGGCGTTGCCGTCCGAGGTGAACCACGAGCGGGCCGCGCCGGCGTCCCCGAACGAGATCCGCCCGCGGTGCATCCGGCCCCTCGTCTCCCCGGCGAGCCAGTGTCCGCCCTCGCTCTGCGGGCCAACGACATCGATGTCGTCGAAGAACGGATCGAGCGACGGATCGAGGTAGTGCGGAAGCTCCATCTTGAGCCCCAGCAGGATCATCGCCGCGAACGGGGCGGCCGGGAACGTCGAGGCGTGGCCCAGCACGATCCGCCAGTACCGTGTCGAGCCAGGAGCGGCGAACGGGATGTACGTCACCGTGTCCTCGCCGATGGCGGTCGCGACCAGAACCTCCGCGGTCGGCGGGCTCGTCCCTTCGGCCAGAATCTGGACCGTCGCGGAGACGGTGCTCAGGTTGTGGCTGACGATGGCGATGAAGTCGGCGTCCGCCCCGCCGGCCCCGGCGTCGATGTCGATGTTGATCGGCGCCGTCGTCGTGTCCGACTTCCAGTAGGTGTACGACTTCAGATCGGAGAGGTTGTCGATGTCGTAACCAGCCTCGGTGCCCGGATCGGTGACGGTGGCGTCGGGGAGCATGGAGTCGTAGGCGATCAGGGGCAGGGCCATTCAGTTGCCCCCGGAGGCCTGTAGGCGTACATTCAGCGCAGCAGGAGGTGCTCCATGCGTCCAATCGTGGTTGTGCTTGTTCTCGCTGTTTCGTCCGTCGTGGCTGGCGAGGAGTCTCGGGAGGCCGAGGAGAAGCCTTGGCCGCAGAAGGGAGACACGGTGTACGTGTCGGCGACGCTGGTCCTGGAATCCGGGACCCCCTTCGAAACGCTGCTCAGCGATGTTCCGGCTTGCGTCCCGCTCCGTGTCGTCAAGACCAAGGATCAGGCCTTGCAGGTGAAACCGCCGAACTCCGGCATCTGGAAGATCCGCCTCGTCGGCCCGTGGAGCGGTCACCTCCACGCGTCGCGCAAGGAGTGCTCGGGAGCGTTCGGGGATGAGGGCCAGCCGACCATTATCCGGCGCTCCTGGAGCCACCAGATCATCCCCGAGTAGTCGTCTCATCGAGCGCCATCCTGCTCGGCCGTGGCGATCAGGCGCTTCAGCTCTCGAGCCAACTCGTTGCGGTCGGTGCCCATCAAACTGCCCTGCACGACGACGGTGACCGACCGCGAAACCCCCGAACCTGTACCGCCTCCTCCGACGGACCTCCTGGATCCACCCCCCCCTGGCCCGCCACCCTGCCTGCTAAGGGCCCCCGCCGCGGCAGCGGCAGCGACGCCGGCCGCACCTGCAATAATGCCCTGCTGGATGTAGACGGGATTATCGGTGAGGAACCCCTTGGCGATCAATGCCGCTCCGAACGCGAAAAGCATCTGAGCCGTGGCGTTCAGCACATCAGCGGCGAACCCTCGGAAAGTGATCCCTCCGCCCTGCCCCACCTTCGCGACGGTGTCGCCGAGCACGGCCATGGCCGACTGGAGCGCCTGCACCTTCAGTACGGATTTGTCCGCCCCGGCCGCCAGCCTTTCAATGAACTCTATCCACGGGTCCAGCGTCACCTCCTCGAACTCGAACCCGAACGAGCGTATGCGCTCGGCCGCCTCCTCGGCCGAGAAGCCGATCCGCACGAACCCCTTGGCGATGTTCTGCAGCGCCTGATCGATTTGCACGCCGGCGATCTCCGCCTGATTCCGCTGCAACGCCATGAGTGCCTGGTTGAGCCGCTCGACCTCGACGGCAAATTGGTCGGGCTGGAAAATTCCTCCCGCCTCGGTGAGAACGGGTGGAAGCGCGCCTCCCTGGAAGAACCCGGCGGCCTGGCGGTTCATCGCCTCCTGGCGCGCGATGATCTGCCGGTCGGCCTCGGTCAGCGCCAGGATGTTGCTGATCGCGGCTGAGATGGCCTGCGCCGGGTCGAGCACGCCGGTCAGGGTCGCCCCGGTCTCCGTGCGGATGTCCTCGAGCGTGAAGCCCAGCGCGACGAAGCGGCGGATCATCTCGTCGATCTCGGCGCTCGTCTGCGCGATCCCCTGCCGGAGAGCCTCCATGGAGGCCCGGACGGTCTCGGTCGAAGCCTCCCGCGCGATTCCCGCGGCGCCCCCGGGCAGGAGCCCCAGCAAGCTCGCCGCCACGCCGGCGCCGGCCAGAGTCCCCAGGCCCGGGCGCGTGACCTCCTGGCCACCCGAGGCCGTGAGCTGCTCGAGCTGGCGGGCGGCCTCCGCGCGCTGCTTGACCAGCTCGCGGAGGGCCTGGACCTCCCCGAGAATCGTGCGGCGGGAGAACTCGGCCATGTTGCGGTTCAGCCGCGCGAGCGTCCTCTCTCCGCGGACCAGCCAGGCGTGCCAGTCCGCGACCGCCGCCTTCAGCCGCTGGAACGCCTCGCTGTTCGCGATGATCTGAAACGCCAGCGTGGGGAGGATGGCCACTATGGCGACGATCCCGGCGATGAGGAGCCCCGCGGCCGCCACGGCCGCCGTGATCCCAGCGGCGAACAGCCCGAGCTTGACGAACCCAATGCCGCGCGCCAGCGCCATGGCCCCCCGCGCCGTGGCGCCGAAGGCCAGACTGAGAATCCCCTGCCCGCGGGTGACCAGCACCGTCGCCGCGGCCACCTTCCCGACCGCCTTGGCCACCTCCGCGATCGTGCCGGCCGATCGGTCGGATGTCTGCTCGAGGCGCACGAGGGCGCCCTCGCCCTCGGCAAGGGCCCGCTTCGTCTCACCGACGCCCTGGACCACGCCGTCGGCGTCGACCTCGAACTCGGCGATGACGACTTTTTCAGCCACGGTCCGACCTCTTCTTTCCCTGATCGCGCTTCCTGTAGATCGTCATGGCCTCGCCGTGAATCAGGAGGAGCAGCCGCGTCATCTGCGGCCGGTCCTCAGCCTGGATCGCTTCGATCTCGAACGCCGCCACCACTGCCGGCAGGCTCAGAGCCTCGCTTAGCCCGCTCGTCTGTCCGACGAGGTAGGCGCCGTAGATTGCGAAGGCCTCAAGGACCTCGGCGTCCGCCTCCTCGCGCCACTCGCTGTACTGCTCGATCCCGTCGCGCGGCGGCGCCCCGCCGGACAGCCGGATCGCCTCCGTTCTGGCAACCTCACCCTCGCCGATCCATTTCGGGACGCACTTGACGGTCAGCCGTTCGATGCGCTCCCGTTCGCGGGAAAAAAATCACCCTCCTCCTCGATCATGTCGACCAGCGCCCGGTTGACGGACGTCGACTTGCAGATGATGTCCGCCATCTTCTCGACGTCGTAGGGCGGATCGACCTCGCCTCCGATCCGGATGTTGCGCCAGTTGGTCACGCACAGATCGGCGAGCGCCAAGGCGTATTGGCGCTCCTTCCCGGGAAGCGGGTCCGATACGCCCCCGCCGCGGAGGCGCTTCTGCACACCCTGGGCGATGAGCCGGCGGGTCATCCGCTGGAACTCGTGGGGCGTGACGTGACGGACCTCGAGCTCCATATCCCGAAGGCCGGCGGAGATCCACCGGGAAAGCGGCTCGTCGCTGGCGAGATCCTCGTAATCGAACGGCATGGTGTACTCCTCTTATGTCTGGATGACCTCGATCTCGTCGTCGCCGGCGTCGGAGTTCAGCAGCGCCTCGAACGTCACGGGCGCCGTCATGAGGCCTTCGCGGTCGCCCTGTGCGACGCCGGTGTACTTGATCTTCGGCAGCGTGAACTGGAACTGGTTGTAGTTGGCCCCGCCGGAGGGGAAGACCCCGGTGTCGAGGCTGCCCGTCGTACCCGCGATCCACTCGCCGTACCAGTTCTTCGTCGCCGCCAGAGCCTCTTCGACATCGATCGTGCCGGTGACATTGCGCCGCACGATCTGCGCGGTGTGGAATCCTGCCGTGTCGTTCGGAAACGGCCTCATCCGAAGCTCGTTGCCGAGATCGATCGTGAGAGACTCGAAGATCGGCGACGTGTACGAGAGAATCGACATTGAGGCCCCCAGGAAGGGAGGCTCGACAACCGAGGGCAGGGTGGGACTCAGCAGCGCCACGTCCGTCGGCGTGTTGAACACGCCGAGGAACTCGTACTCGGCCCGGACGGGCTGACCGTTGTTGAGCACGAAGCGGACGTTCCCCTGCGCGCCGTGGATCAGGTACTGCTTGCCGTCCTTGTACAGCCCGATCGTGTGGTAGGCGCCGGAGGTCTCGTCGGAAATCGTCGTCGACGACGGCTTGAACGAGGCCTGCTCGTTCGGCGTGGTCCCGGAGTAGGTGGCGACGAGACCGCAGGCCTCGAAGCACCGCGTGAAGTCGGCCTCTGAGCTCGAGTCGGCCGGCGCTGACGTGGTCCCCCGAAGGTTCTGGGAGAACCGAATCCGGGCCGCCCTCGCGCCGACGACGGAACCTCGGCTGCCGAGAGACTTGCTCATCGCGTTTCGGGCCACGACGTTGGTGTCCGAGACCGGATCCCATGTCGCGTCCTCATTGTGCAGAATGACGTCGGCGGCGGCCAGGGTCTCGGCCGTCCCGGCGGCTGCCTCCACCTTGATTGCGATCTGCTGCCTCACCGTGAGCATGCGCCTCTCCTATCGGGACTCGACCCGCTTGACGATGATCGGGAGCGTTCCGGTGCGCACCGGATTTCCCTCTTCCTGCCCATCCTCGGGACCGTAGGTGGCCGACTCATCCCACCTCACATGCTGGACGCCCGAGAAGATGGTCGGATCGGCTGAGGTCTGAAGCCCCCACTTGCGCACGATCAGAACCTGGGCGGCGGCCGCTATGTAGCGCTGGACGTGCTGGTCGAGCTCCTTGGCCTGCCCTTCGGTATCGCCGACGTCGACATGAAACTTCACCTGAAGATGATGCTCGGCGTGGATCCGGCCCGGCTGGCCCGTGGCCTCCTGGACGATGCCGACAGGGCGCGTAAGCAGCGGCTTGATCGTGACGGAGGGGTTTTCCGGAGGAACGGGATGGTCCCAGTCGTAGTAGTGCCCGTCAGGGATGACGGGCGTGGACGCTCCGCCCCCGAGGGCGGTATCGAGCGTAGCCAGCTCGTCGGCCATGAAATCCCTGAGGACCTGGACAATACGCGCCGGAAGATCCGTCATCATCAGGATCGACATCAGCGCGGCCCCGGGAAGCGCCCCATCGCGCGCAGGACCTGCGGGACCCTTTCCTTGTTGTACCAGATCACGACCACGCGCCGGAGCTCGCGCACCTGCTCGTCGGACTTGGTGACCATGTCGCGCTTTGGGAGCCTCGGCGCCCTACCGCCGAACACCCGGCTCGAAGCCGCGGCCCTCCGTGTGGCGAGGACCCGGGGAGCGGCCCTGTCCGGCTCTCCATGGAAGTGCGCAGCCGCCACGTCGTCGTAGGCTCCGAAGCGGAAGCGCCAGCGGCTGTCGGTGGCCTCGACGACCTCCTGGATGTAGTGCTGGTCCTGCCGCTCCGAGAAGCGCCTCTTCATCTCGCCGGAGAGCTGGAGCATCCGCTGTCGCGGAAAGGCCCGGCGCTTACGCTTCGCATAGCGCTCGTTCAGAGGAGCCCACTTCCCTCCCTTCGTGGTCGCGCCCTCGGTCGCAAAGTTGCGCTTCATCTGCTCTCGGTGCTTCTGTCCGAGCCGCACAAGAATGGGTCCGCGCACGTCGCCCGGGGAGATTCTCAGCGCATCAGCCACGGTGCGCAACCGCTGGAAGGCCTCTCGGTTGATGCGCACCCCCATCAGAACGACTCTCCCATGCCGATGCCGATCGGCTCATTGGTGGGAACGGCTCCCGAGGGCTGGGCCGTGACGGCACCGGAGATGATCTGGTCGGTCGCGAGGCTGGCGAGGTTCATCCGGATTTCTCGCTCGATGAGCCCCGGGGCTGCGTCTTTGACGGAGAGATCGCCCACGAGCTCCGTCCAGTAGCGCTCGAGGCGCTCGGCCTTCTCCGACAGAGACCGGCTGGTCCCGAACTGCTGGGCCACCACGTAGTCGACAGCCGCCCTGATCGCGTTCGCCCGCCTGAGCATGTCCTGGAGCCGGCTTCCTGCCGTCACGGAGTCCGGCGTGACGGCGAAGCCCCATCCGGTGCACAGTGCCGACAGGATGGACGCAACCTCCTCGGCGCGCTTGGCCGCCTCGTTGTCGCTCGGGGTGGTGGACGAGGAGATCGGCTGGCCGAGCCACCCTTCGATGTCGGCCTCCGAGCAGTAGGCGTTCGAGTACGACGGCGCGAAGACGGCGCCCGATGCCGTGACCTCGATCTCCCACTTGTTGCGGTAGCCGTTGTAGTTGAGCTCTTCGAGCTCGATGACATACTGCCCGGTGTTCTCCGGCGTGAACGAGACCGTGTAGTACCCCGGATCGGAACCTATCTCGTCCCAGGACACCGTTTCGGACGCTGCCACCATGCCGGAGGCGGTCTCCCGGAACAGGCTCAGCGTCACGTCGCCCGGGGATGCTTGGCCCGTGACGGGGAGCCCATCCAGGTCGTCGTAGCGCCACAACTTCGCCACCAGGTTGTTGGCAACCGACATCAGTTCACCTCGCGGTTGTGTCGAACGTCGGCAGCCGATAGCTCACGGCGCCAGAGACGAGCGTGATCCGGTTGATGCCGGCGAATCCCGCCGTGTTCTCGATGTACGCCTCGAGCCGCGCGAGGCCTTCCTGCGTCCAGGCTTCTCCCGTGATCGGATCCGTCGTCCATGTCCAGGTGGCGACGGTGTACGACGTGGTCGGGGAGAACGTCGTCCCCGAGACGGCGGAGGATCCGTTGCGGTAGAAGCCGATCCTCAGGGGGGGGCTCGACAGGCCGGAGTCGATCTTCGCGGCGACCCTCAGCGCGATCGAGGCGATGTCGGAGATCTCGGCCATCACGAGGATGGGGAAGCTGATCTTCCTCTCCCCGGGGCCTCTCAGGGTCAGGTATGTGTCGTCGGAGTCGTGCGAGGAATCGTCGGAGTCGTCGACGCAGAGGTATCCTTCCGACTCCCCGACGAGTGCGGACCACTGCTGGTGCGTACCGTCGCCCCAGACCTTGAAGTTGAGCGAGGGCACTCATTCACTCCTCGCGGTAGAGATCGCCGTACAGGTCGAGGCTAAGGCTGATCGTGTTCGGGTCGGCCGCGGCCAAGGTCCAGGTCAGCTTGAAGTAGGGAGGCACCAGGGGATCGGCCACCGCCTCGGGATCCAGAGCGGTGATGTCTCCGGGAAAGAACTCCAGGTCCGATCCTGTGTTCGGATCGAGCTGGTCGAACGTGATGGTTCCCAGGGAAAGAGTCCCGCTCGATTCCGCGTAGAAGTCGAGCGTCACGTCGACAGTTTCATCCGCCGTGTTCGGGTCGGCATCCGGGTCATCGATGCCCGTGCCGACGAGACGGAACGCCACGGCACGATGGGCCCGAGTCGAGAACACAGCAGACACCTGGTCGTCGAAGGCGAGAACGCCGCTGTTGCCCGTGGCGGTCAGGGTCGCCGAGTCGTAGACCTGGACGTTCCACATCGTCACGTCCGCGTAGACGACGGCGAGGATGGATGCGATCACCAGCGTCACGGCCCATCCGGTCAGTCGCTTCATCGATCGCAGCCTCCCTGCATGTGGCGGGGCCCCGCATGCAGCCGCGGGGCCCCGTCGTCGGTTCAGGTGTCAGGTCAGGTGTAGATGTGCCTGACCGTGACGCTCCAGTGCCGCGGGAGGAACTCGAAGCGCGCGTAGCCGGTGAAGATCGCGGTCCTCCCGTGCTGCCACGCATCGGACGCCGTCCCGATGTTGGAGTTGTAGTCCCAGTCCGTCTTGAGGAAGCACCCCAGCGCGCGACGACGCCTGGTCTTCGCGAAGATGAAGTGCCGATCGTTCGGGACATGGCCGGAGACGATGATGTCGAACATCCCCCGGAACTTCCCGGTGATCCCCGACGCGTCGATCGCCTGCTGGCTCAGGGTCGGGTCGAGCACGCCTCGGTAGACCCACTCGAAGTCGGGCGGGATCAGGATGGTGAACCCGCTGACGCCCTCGTTGACGAAGTGGCCTTGATCGTCGGTGAAGTTCCGAAGCGCCGGGAGGTTGTCCTCGAGCGCCGTCTCGACCTCCGCCGCCGTGGGCTTCGTGCCTGTGGCCGCGGCGGAGGTCCTGGCGTTGTCCTGCGTCCCGAACTCCGAGTGGGAATCCGAGTACAGGGCAACGGTGTCGTAGCCGAGGGCGGTCGTCGAGTCGAGCTGGTTGATCGCTCGCTCGTCGAACCACACGGAGGCTGACTCGCCGTGCTCGCGGCCGATGCGGGCAGGCTCCTCCGGGAGATCCTCGACGACGTCACGCGGCATCGTGACGGACAGGTCCCAGGAGACCACCGTGGTGGTCTGCTGGTAGTCCTTCAGGCTCTTCGCACGGATCCCGCCCTGGCCGGCCGTCGATCCGGAGACCTGCTCGGGCTTGGGAACCTGCCCCATGCCGACCCGGATGACGGACGCGACGTCCTGCGGGATTTTCTCGGCGATCTTCGGCCAGACGCGCTCGTTCTGCGCCTCCTCGATCTCCGTGTAGAAGGCCTCGCGGTTGATCCGCTTCTGCAGGTTAGGGGTCGTCGGAAAAGGCATGTGTCCCCTCCCCTACTCGTTAGTGGGCGCGGTGCGCCGGTTGATGTTGAGCCAGCCCGAGACAGCCGTGCTGGTCACGTGGTCGAGGGTGCCTGCGACACCGGCCGATCCGGTCGTCGAGGCATCGAGGTCCGCGGGGTTGTCCGTGAGGCCCGCCGCCGGCATGGCGAACGGCGCCATGAAGTCCGCGTCTTTGAACTCCGCGCACGCGAAGTGGAACCGCCCCGTGATGGCGATCCAGATCAGGTCGTTCAGCGTGATCGCGCCGTCGGAAGACTCCCAGACGACGCCCGCGAACTCCTCGGTCGCCAGAGGAGCGAGGTTCAGCACGCCGGCGGTGTGATGGGCGAGGCCGCCGCGGTAGTACGTGTCGGCCTCCCCCTTCACCTGCGCGATGTCGGGATTGATGTTGCCGGCGAACTGGATCTCCACCTCGCCGGAAAGGGCAGCCATGGTCTAAGTGCCTCCTTGGGTCAGGCGGTCTTGTGCTCCCGCTTCTGCCGCTCGATGAAGCTCTGACGCTCCTCGGGCGTGCAGTCGTCGCTGAGACCGGAAATCCTCTCCGGGTCGAGCCCGAGGGCCCTGAGGCCCACGCGCTGCTCGTCGGTGAGGGTCACGGTGCCGTCGTCGTGCGGCACGCTCTCCCCGGGGCGTCCGCCTGAGCGGAAGCTCTGCCGCTGGCGGAACTGGACCGGGCCCTTCGTCGCCTGGAACCTCAGGCGGTCGAACGCCGTCTCCTGCGGGTCCGACGTCGTGTCGTCCCAGAACTTCGAGTCCTTCAGCCACCGGATCGTCCCGCCGTAGTCGAGCGGTCCGGCGCCCGCGAAGCCGTAGACCTCGTGGCCGACGAGGGTGCCGGCGCGCAGGCCGTGGTTGACGACCTCGCGGATGTCCTGCGCCATGCTCTTGCGCTGGAGCTTTGCGATCTGCTTGAGCGTCTTCTCCTTCTCGGGGGACGCGTCGGCGTTGGCGAGTTGGGTGCGCAGCTCCTCGATCTCGTCCTCGAGCTGGGCGTTGCGCTCCATGAGCTTGCGCATCTTCTTGCGCATTTCGTCCGGGGCCTCCTCGACGTCGCCGTCCTGCATCTCGTCCTTCTCGTCCTCGGTGTCCTGCATGCCCTTCTTCTCGTCCTCGTCCTCATCCTGCAGCCGAGTGCCCTTCCTGCTGTGCTTCATTTTGTCCTCCCTCCGAATCTCGGAGAAGTAGCACGTGGCCTGAACACCGCCCTTCGGACGGAACAGCCCCGCGTTGATGTCCCGCCGCTCGACGACCTGCCGGGCGGCAACGTCCAGACCGACGTTCAGCCCCTTGATGAAGGGGTTATTCGTGAGCAAGAGATGGTGCAGCACGATCCCCTGCTCCGAACCGTCCGGGTTGAAGCCGGGAACGGTGGCGATCGACGCACCGCGGATGAGGTCCTCTTCGATCATCCCGACCGTGGATCCGATCAGCTTCACGTCGGCGATGAGGTCGTAGTCCCCGGTGATCCTCAGCCCCTCGACCCACCCGTCCGGCGGGCGCTCGTCGAGGTCGAGCGGATGATCCCCGAGCGCGAAGACGGGGGACTGCCTCGGGTAGCGCTTGAAGTTCTTGACGAGCTCCTCGATGTCTTCCTTGGAGAGCTGCCCCTCCTGGTCGCCGTTGACGAAGTGCCCGATCGGGTAGGCGACGACCATTTCCTTGCGCAGCGTGGGGAGCTCCTGGAGCCTGAGCTTTTCGATCCGCTTCTGCATGGCGCGTCCAATCTCCCCGTCAGCCATCTCGACCTCCCGGTCGTCCTCGGAGCCGTCCGACGCCAGGCCCAGGGCAGATCGGCAGACTCCGAAGGCGGACGATTCGGAGTGGCCCTTGCCCATAACCTCCCTGACGCAGCGATCGAGCTTGATGGGCATCAGGCCGCCCTCCTCTCGGCACAGCGGGCGCATTCGGAGCGGTACAGGTACGAGCGCAGGAGGTTCCGGGGGCTCCGATCGATCGGCGTGAGCCTCAACGGGTTGTCTGGCGTGGCTCGGTCCCGACACACGGAGCAGATCTGCGGGAGCCGGAAGTCGGGGTCTCCGGTGAGAGCCGCCTCGATGTCGGCGAAGCCGCGCGCGTGCATCTCATCGGCGCTCATCCGCCGGCCCGGGTGGCTGAACTCGGGCCTCGGCCGAAGCGGCTTGAACAGATCGGTGAACACCTACGCGGCCCTCCGGCGCGGGATATAGAAGCCGCGGCAGTACTCCCGGCCGTCACATCCGGCGGGAGGCATGTTCTCGAGGTACTCGGGACTGTCCACGCGGAAGACGCGGCCGTCGAGGTCGTGGCACGGCGGGCACGTGTTGCGGTCGAGCACCTCCGAGCGGACGACCTCGACGATCTCGCCTTCCCGGCTCTGGATGACGACGTTGCGTCCGAGGTTGTAGGCCTCCGAGGCCGCCCCGCGGGAGGCCCGCCTGATCGGCTGGTCGGACAGATCCATCAGCCCGTCGAAGACGAGCTCGGCGAGCGTGTCGCCTTCCTGGCCCTCGGTGACGAGGCGCTTGATGAGGCGGATCGCCTCGGTGTCGAGGCGCGTCTTCGTCTCGGTGATGTCCAAGTCGACGGCGACGCGCTGGACCTCCTGCATGACGCCTTCGGCCTGGCCTCCGATCGGTGCTGGCATTCGCCCTTCCGCCCAAAGAAAAAGCCCGACCCGGGGATTGCTCCCCAGATCGGGCTTCGGTTTCTCCGTGAACCCTGTAGTGCTGTGGTACTACGCCTTCCGGACGGTCTCCTTGATCTCGACCGTCACGATCTCGTCGGCCGCGTACTTCAACGCGACTTCACCGTAAAACCCGTGCCTCCCTCGCTCGGCGAGAACGGCCGCGCTCTCACGCGCGGCTTTGTCGACTGCCTCCTCAACGGTCACGTTCCGCCTCGGCCCGGCGCTGCCGCGGCCCGTGGCCCGGCGAGCCGCCAGGCTGCCTCCCGGCCGGCGGGGAAGGCGGGGACGCGGCAGACTCCGGGGCGGCCGCACGGTGAAGGTCACACCGGGAAATCCGCGTCGACGGGTCCTCGGGGTCCACCTGGCCGTGCGTCCACTGATCGCACGTGCCGCCATCCACCGGCGCCTCGCAGCGGATGAGAGTCGCGCTCATGCCGGTGTGATCCGTGGCGACTCCGCCTGTTCGCGCGGAACCCAGTTGATCGCGTGGCGGCCGATGCGGCCGGCGAGAATCTCGTCGAGGATCAGTGTCTGGGCGTGGAGAAGCGCCTCGATGGAGCGGATGATCTCGGGCGTCGGGTCGACGGGCCTGGGGTCGAGGCTCTCGGTGTGGCGGATGAGCCCGTTGATTCGCTGATGCTGGGCATGGAGCCGCTGGACCGCTGCGATGATCGTTTGGCTTCGGAGATCCTCACCGCGCTCCGCCTCCTCGCGCTGCTCCGTCCCGTTGCCGTTAGGAGCCTTGTCCATCGCCCGTGCGAACTTCCTGACGTTGCCCATTCGCCTGTGCCCTCTTCTGGCGCGCCATCTCCTGTTCGGCCTGCCGGGCGCCGAAGCTCGCGATCTTCATGCGCAGCCCCAGAAGCCTTGACCGCAGGTCGGCAGTGTCCGGCAGCCTGAGCCCATTTTGGAGAGCGGATTCGCCGCTGTCAAGACGTATTTGCTCGACGATGCCCTCCACGGCCCGCCGCTTCCACTGCTGGAGCCGTGACGCATAGCTGGCCTCGTAGCCGCTCAGTGCATTGTCGACCTCAGCCAGGGCCACGATGCGGGACTCCTCGGGCGTGGGCTCGCGCCAGTAAGAGTTTTTTTTTCAGCCGAGGAAGTCATGATGAACCTCCGGCTCTCGCGATCATCCCTGCCCCGATCGTCCTCTCCGGCCTCGGGCGGCCGTCCCGCCCCGCCGCCCGGAAGCGAGGCCGACAACATGGACTCCTCGGCCAGGGCCTCCTGCCACTCCTTCTCGCTGAACCCAGGGTAGTTGAGCCGGTCGAGCACCTCGTTGGCGAGCTTTCGCGAGCGGGGGATCACGCCGCTCTGCCTCAGCTCGCCGAGAATCGGGATGTTGTCGAGCTGTTCGGTGGGGGAGACCTTCGTCCCCGTGATCTCGGGGATGCCATACTCCCGGATCTCGGAGGCCGGGAAGTTCATGTACATGAGCTCTTCGACGAGCCCAATCAGCGGGCCCGTGCCGTTGTTGATCGCATCGAGCAGGTGGACCTTGATCGCGTCGACGTTGATGAAAAAGCCGGTGGCCAGGGCCGACGCCGACGCGCGCGAGCCCGTCGAGCTCGTCGCCTGGTCGAAATACTCGGTGCCTCCGACCTTCGTGATCCCTTGCCCGTGGTGCGTGAACGTCTCCGAGGCGTCCTTCACGTTGCCGGTCGAGGTCAAAAACTCCACGACCTCATCCTTCTCGAGCACGATGCACGCGAGCTCCTTGGAGCCCCCGCGGAGGTTCTTGACGATCCGCAGCAGCGTATCGCGTTCCTTCGGCCCGCCCTGGCCGGAGAGCTTTGCGACGGGAATGCCGACGCCTCGGTTCTGAAGGTCGATGACGTTGATCTTCTCGGCCATCTCGAGCATCCGCCAGGGCTTGTACATCGGGCGGATGAAGGCGTTGCCCTCCCAGTTCGGCCCGCGCCGGTCCCAGGTGACGAGGAACAGATCGTAGCCGTCGATGGGTTCGAGCGTGTGGCTGCGGCCCGTCGGGTCAGTGAAGGTCCGCCTGACCTCGATGAGGTTGTCGTTCCCGTCGGCCTCCCAGCCGTTCTCGTCGATGGACTTCGGGTGGAGCCACACGAGGTCGCGGAAGATGACCCGGTCGCCGACGGTCTCGCGGACCTTGCCGAACATCGAGAACCCATGGGAGAGACAGCCAAAGCACTCGTAGAGAAACTCGACCCAGGAGCGGTTCATCCACAGGGACGGATCGGAACCGCGCTTGCGCAGCAGGTTGGACTCGATGAGCCTGCGCATATCCGGAGTGCCCCCTTCGGCCTTGAAGCGCACGCCCGAGAGCATGGTCATCCAGATGGGCCGGATCTGTCCCCGGACTCGGGGGTCGTTGACCATGCGGTCGTAGACCCGCAGGCGGCTTTCGAGCCTCCGAAGATCGGGGACGTACTCTTCGTCGACGTCGCCGAGGCGGAGCGATGAGCCGGCCGAGTACTGCTCCTGAAACACCTTGGACATCAACGCGCCGGCCTCGGAGCGCAGGGACAGGATCTCGCGCTGGATTGCGTCGTCGGACAGGTCGTAGCGCCCCGAGGAGGTGTCGGTGACGGCGAGGGCCTCTGATGCAGGCGCCTTCGGCTTCGCCGCGCGCGGCCGGGCCCGGGTGGTTGCGGCCTTGCGCCGCGTGGCGGGCGTGCGGGATCGGGTAGTCACGCTACCTCCGGAACACGAGCACGCTGGGCGGCGATGACTCTAAACCGGAACCACCTTCTGAGCATGTGCTCGATGTAGGTTTCTATATTGTTGTAGCCGAGCCACGGAATCGGACTTTGGATGCTCATCATGGAGTGGCAGTGATGTTTCGTGGCGCGAGTCTTCTTCCCCTTCTCCCACGCCTCCCGAGCCACCCTCTGACGAGCGGCCTTAAGTTCAGGGGGCACAGTAGGCGGCCTGACCAGAATACCAAGACTCAACGCTTGAGATACAGCTTGAGCGACCTCGGGTCGGTTCAACTTGCGTCGCTCCGGCAGCAGGGCCCGATGCTGGATCCTGAGGGCCTTGCTCCGATACAGGATCCTGAATGCCTTGTTCTGAACCTGGCGAACCCGTTCCGGTGAAATTCCCAGTTCCCGGCCTGCACTTGCCAAGGTATGCCTTCGACACCCGATCCCGTAGCGGAGCCGCAATACGGACAGCGCGTCAGGAGGCAGCAGCCCCATGAGCACCTTACGAATGATGCGACATCTCTCCAACTGAAGCACCTTCGATTCCTGATCTTGCTCCACCGTGATGAAGGGGTAGTGCTCGTCCTGAACTAGGACCGATTCTCCGTTCACCTCAACCCCGGTCATCAGAACACGCTCCCCATGATG